TAAACACGCAGTTTAATTGCGCCGATTTTGGCGTAGCACAAGGGTAAATATATGATTGAAATATTAGATGAATATGGGGTCGCAACACCCAAAACGTTTGCTACTGTAACAGATAATTCAGGTTACAGCCTAAAAATAGCAATACGTAAAGTTGCAGGACAAAATCAATTAACTATTGAAAAGCACATTAAAGGATTAATGGAGCCTCAGACTAGTGAATTCTACCTAACGGATGAAGAACTAGCAGCATTCAAGGCAGCATTAAATGTCGGAACAGAATAACGCACCTAAAAAGCGTGGACCTAAATCAGTTCGCTCTAAAGGTAAAGTAAAAGCAGAATACGAAGGATATCCAGTAGGCCGTAATGGCGTAGTAGTAGATCCTGAACAAGTTCGCAAACTTGCAGCCCTAGGTTGCAAGAATATAGAGATAGCAAACTTCTTCGGTGTGCACGATGAAGCAATCACTAGGATATTCGAGCCTGAATTAACACTAGGCCGCGAAGAGTTAAAGATTACATTGCGTAGGGCAATGTTAGAAAATGCAGTTACTAAGATGAATCCTGCCTTGCAGATCTTCTTAGCTAAAAACATCCTAGGTATGAGTGACAGCCCAGTCACAACAGTAGAAAAACTTCCACTACCTTGGAATGATGATATTGACAAGCCTATTAAAGGACACGAGTTCGGTGGCGATGATGATTTAGATGCCACTGAGTAAACCACAACAAACAATAACCACAGATGATACTCGATTTAGAGTAGTCGTAGCGGGAAGGAGATTTGGAAAAACGTTCCTAAGTCTGCGTGAAATCGCACGTGCCGCTAGATGGCCGGATCAAACTGTTTGGTATATTGCTCCTACACGTCAACAGGCTAAGGGTATTGCCTGGGAACCATTAAAGCAGAAACTAACTGCACTTAATTGGGTATCTAAGATTAATGAAAGCGAACTTACTATTCGTTTAATCAACGGCAGCGAAATCTCTATTAAGTCCAGTGAACAGTTAGATAGTTTGCGTGGTCGCAGTCTAAGTTTCTGCGTAGTAGATGAATTCTGTGATTGCCATCCTAGCTTATGGAGTGAAATCCTACGCCCTAGTTTAAGCGATCAACAAGGCGGTGCACTATTCATCGGAACACCTAAGGCTGGTGCAGAATGGGCCAAGGAGTTATATGATAGAGGCAGCGTAAGCAAGAACTGGCGCAGTTTCAGCTACACTACAATCGAGGGTGGCAACGTTAGCGCAGATGAAATAGAACAAGCACGATTAGACCTAGCACCTAAAGTATTCCGCCAAGAATACGAAGCAAGTTGGGAAAACTTTGCCGGAGCAATCTTTCTAGAGTTCGGCGATCATAATATACGAGAGGTTAAAAAACCCGGAGCAAATGAGCCTATTCATATAGGACAAGACTTTAACGTAACGCCCGGAAGTTGCGTTATAGGAAGGTTAGTAAAAGATTCTATAGAAATATTCGATGAAATATACATAGAAAACAGCAATACAAGTGAGATGATAGATGAGATTAGACGTCGTTATCCTACTAATCCTATTACTGTATATCCAGATCCTGCAGGGCAACAGCGTAAAACCAGTGCAAACGGCAATACGGATATTAAGTTACTAGAGATGGCGGGATTTACTGTTAAATATCGTAGAAGTCATCCGCTAGTAAGAGATAGAATTAACGCAGGGAATAGTTTGTTCTTTAAAAGGGCAGATGGCACAACACGTTTCACTATAGATCCTAGTTGCAAAACTACTATTAGATGCTTGAAGAATTGGGCATATAAGGAAGGAACTATGGTGCCAGACAAGGATTCCGGATTTGACCACGGCTGCGATGCGCTAACATACTGGATAGAATATGTATTTCCTATCAAAAAAGTAGTAGAAAGCACAGGTCCGCAGCGTTTTACACATCGATGATGCTAAAGATAGCTAAATATCGGATATATTGGGATTAAAATATGGCAGATTTATTACTACAACAGGCATATAACAGTGCGATGAGCTCTAACAGCCTGTATGCCCGCAAGCGTGACCGTTGGAAATTCTTACTAGATGCTTATCTAGGCGGAGAAGATTACAGACAAGGTGCATATCTAACACGCTACCAGCTAGAATCAGATGCAGAATATGCACAGCGTCTACGCAACACACCTTATGACAACCAGCCACGAAGTCTAGTTAGTTTATACATAAGTTTCTTATTCCGTGAAGAGCCAGACCGTGAGTTTATGGCTATGGAAGGAGATCCTACAATAGAAGCAATCCTAGAAGATGCTGACCTAGAAGGTCGCAGTATGAATGCTTTTATGAAAGAAGCAAGCGTATGGGCTAGCGTATTCGGACACGCTTGGATATGTGTAAGCAAACCTAACGTAGGCGCACAAACACGTGCAGAAGAAATTGCACTAGGTGTTAGGCCATACCTAAGTCTACTAACTCCTTTAGTAGTTACAGACTGGAGATGGGAACGTCAACCTAATGGCAGCTTCGAATTAAGTTATATTAAGTATATCGAAGAAGTTAACGATACTGTAAACGTAGTTAAAGAATGGACTAAGACTGAAATTACAACAACAGAAGTTAACTTACGTGATCGTGTTGCAACAGATGTCTACGTAGAACCTAATGAACTAGGCCGCTTACCATTTGTTTGCTTGTATGCAGAGCGTGGCCCTGTTCGTGGCCTAGGTATGAGTTTAATTGAAGATACTGCTGACCAAGCACGTGCAATCTACAATGAGTTATCTGAAGTAGAATCAAGCATTCGTTTAGACAGTCACCCTAGTTTAGTTTGCACAGCAGATACTAACGTAGGCACTGGTGCAGGTGCATTGATCCACTTGCCAGAGAACTTAGATCCACAGTTAAAGCCTTATGTGCTAGAATTTAGTGGTGCAACAGTAGATAGCATTTACAAGAGTATCGAAGAACGTAAGAAGATGATCGACGCTATGGCTAGTGTTGGCTCTATCCGTATCGCAGAAACTCGCGAAATGTCCGGCATTGCAATGGAAACCGAAATGACCTTGCTAAATGCACGTCTATGCAGTATTGCAGACAACATTGAACTAGCAGAAGAACAAATTTGGCAAGAAGTTTACAAATACCTAGGCGTAGAGTGGGATGGCGAGATTGACTATCCAGATAACTTTGCTATGCACAATACTAGCAACGAGCTAGATGAATTAACTAAACTAAAAGCCTTAAGCACTAATCCTCTAATCCAGGATGCAATAGATAAGCGCATTGCAGAAATGCTAGACATCGAACAGATCGAAATGGAACTAGAAGATGTTGCAAAAGGTGAGACTATCATTACTCCTACTGGCCAAGTGCTTCCGGGCGCTAACCCAGATGTTGAAGAATGATAAATAAAATTTATAAAGGACTTGCATTAGCGAGTCCACTTTTTACTCTTAAGTGAGGCTAGGATATACGATGGATCCAGAACTAACATCGGCAAATGAAGATACTGAGACTTCAACATCAACTCAGGGAAAAACCTTTACGCAAGACGAAGTCAATGCACTATTAGCAAAAACTAAAACGCAACTAGCGAACAAGTTTGCTAAGAAGTATGAAGACTTAGGTGATCCAGAAGAACTACGTGGTATCGTTGATTCATACCGCAAAGGACAACAGGAACAACAACTCAAGCGTGGAGAGTTTGATAAAGTGCTCCAGGATTTAGCAGCCAAGAAGGATGCAGAAATCCAGAAAAGGGATGCAATTATCCAAGAATTTAAGCTAAACACACCTATTGTAGAAGCAGCCGCAAAACTACGCAGTGTTAACCCAGAACAAGTTAAAAGTCTTGTTCGTAGCAATGTGCGTTTAAATGCAGAAGGCGAAGTGGAAGTAATAGATGCTAAAGGCCAAGTCCGTTATGACGACAGTGGCAAAGCATTAACAGTAGAAACATATGTTCAAGAGTTTCTACAACAAAATCCACACTTTGTTCAGCCTACTCCTTCTACAACTACTAGTCGTAGTAGCTATGGAACACAAGGTGGTGTTGGCAAATTAGATGTAAATACATTGGATTTTAAGAACCCAGAGCATAGGAAACTATATGCTGAGGCTAGAAAGTCTCAAAAGTAATATTCATTTAAAGGATTAAAATTATGAACACAAGTTCTATCAACAGCGAATTATTCGCAAACCTAGTGGCAGCGGCCCAATATCAGGCCTACGAAAATAGCGTAGCTCGTCAAATCACTACTGTATTCGACGTTCCTGCAAATTCAGGCAAAGTAGTCCAAATTCCGGTTTGGGGTGCTGTTTCTGCACAAGTTATCACCGACGAAGGTGCTGCTTCTTTTGCCGATACAAACACAACTTCTGCTACTCTAACACTAGCTGAAATCGTAAGCGCACACCGCGTAAGCGATATGCTACGTGACAGCGCAGCAAGCGACGTTATCGCTCAATTAGGCGACCAAGCTGGCCGTGCTATTGCTGAAGCAATGGACAAGCAAGTTTTCGATCTATTCGCTGGTCTAACAGAAATGGGTCCAGGCGCTGGCGCAGAACTAACTGTTGCTCACCTATTAAAGGCTGCTGCTTACCTACGTGCTAACAAGGTAACTGGCCCAATGTTCGCAGTATTGAACCCACTACAGGCTTACTCTGTTAAGGCAGAATTAGCTGCTGTTGGTGGCACAAACCTAAGCAACGTTGGTAACCAAGTTCAAGTTGCTGGCTACCTAGGCCAAGTTGCTGGTATCACTGTTATCGAGTCTGGCTTAGTTGCTATCGACGGTTCTGGTGATGCAGTTGGTGGTGTTTTTGCTCCTGGTGCTATCGCTCACGCAATGCGTGGTGCTATCAACCTAGAGTCACAGCGTCAAGCTGCTCTACGTGCAACTGATGTTGTTCTAACTGCTGCTAGCGGTGCTGCTGTTATCAACGGCGCATTCGGTGTCAAGCTAACTGCTGACGCAACAATTTAATCGTTGAAAGGACATCACGATGGCATTTAATTACGCAGATTCAGAATTCGTAAGTTTTGCTGTATATGCTGACGTCGTCCAGCGTGATGCCCGCCTCTTTGAAGCAAACGAAGTATTGAACGAATCGTATGTTAATCAATTACTAGCAAAAAGCAGCCAGCGTCTTTTAAGTAAGATTAAGGCTGATGACTGGTGGAGAGCATATCAGTTCGAACGTAATCCTTCACTCAATGGCGATGCTCGCTTAGTTCCTAATGTTAACCCCGATAATATCGACGCAAGACACGAGGAATTTATAGCACTAAACATCGCCCATTGTTTAACAGAGTATATTCTACCTGCTGTCGCTGATTTCGGTAACGAAACAAGCGCAGAAGTTCAAAAGATTAAACACTGGAAGGAAGCGTTTGATGATGGTTATCGCGAATTACTAGAAGCAGGTGATTGGTATGACTTCAACGCAGACGGCGTTATATCAACTAACGAAAAGAAGGTTGGTAAGGCTAACTTGGTAAGAATACGATGAGAGCAAGATTACTAGACTACATTACAGACAACCTAGCTGGTTCCATAAAAACTAGCCAGGAGTTACCTTGGGATCAAGGTGGTGCTCCGCTATACAAGAAAAACTTAAAGCGAGTATATCTAGATGAACCACAGATAGAACAAAGTGTATTG